GTGTTTAAAGTTGTGCCTGTAAATGACAAGTATGATACTTGTGGATATAATGTTTCAAACTTTCTATTGAAAGTAGCATATACCATATCTCCACCACCAATAGCATTACCAGCAGCTTGAGAACTCGACTGTATATTATATGTGTCAACACCAGAATTACTTACTTGGAATAATGTGCTGTTTAAAATAGATGCAGTAACACCACCAATTTCTTTAGCAGATCTGTAGAACACATAAGAATTTCCAGTGGTCTCAAATCCATGATCTCTATGATTTACTTTAACAATAGAGTTGTTATTTTTGAATAACTTAGAAGTTGAGTTAGTGTTAGCACTAGCATTTGTTTCAAATGGATTTGTTTCTAGAAGTTCATAACCAAGATTTTCATTCTTAACTAAAAGTTCTGCTGGTCTAGATGTATTGAACTCTGCACGATACATTGTAAACTTAAGATCTTCAAATATATCCTCTGTCCAACTCTCAGTGTTTTGAGAACGGTAAACCGAACCTAAACCTGGTTGAGTTGTGATGACCGTACTTGTTGCTATGTCGGTTTCTCCCAACTTAGATGACCATAACTCATAGTCAATAGAATCTGTCTCAATTACAAGAGCATATTCTGTATCATTTTGTAGATACACTGGATAATCAAATCCAAAATGTGTAGGAGTTGTTGATTGTGTAACACCATCCGTATCAACCGCTACACCCATTCTAACTGCTGGTGTATCTATTTCTATAGATGTCACGATTTCACATCCTCCAGCACCATTTCCGACGCCTTTGACAACAACTGATGGTGCTTCTGTATATCCAAATCCAGATAGTGATACCTCAGCATTGTAAATCTTACCACCAGAAACTTCTATGCTTGCTGTAGCAGTAGATCCGCCAGGTAATTGTGGACTCTCTATTGTTAGAATTGCACTGTCGTAATTAAGACCAGGATTTGTAACTCTGATACCTGATAACTTACCACTATTTTTTGCAATAGCAAGAACAAAATCTGTACCACCTGTATCATTAGCAAGAGTTACAGATGGAATAATTAGATCTTCATTTGGTAGGAATGATTTACCATTATGATTGCTAAGAACAACAGTATAAACTTGTTCGTTAGTAAGACTATATCTACCAGATGCAGTTGCAACTAATTCTACATTATTCTTATCAAACACTTTGAGTATAGGACCTGACGCAGTAGAAGATGCACCAGTAACATTTTCACCCTTGAGTATTGACATGTTACCACTAGCAAAACACTTAAGGAATGTGTTGGGTGTTAATGTTTTTTCACTGCCAGGTACAATATTTTTTGCTGGTTTTTCAGCATCCACATTTGTGATATATGTTTTAATAGGAATTGTTGTACTCTTCTTACTGAAATACAAATCAATACCAGTTACAAAACAACCACCATCTAGATTTTCTACTTTAAATGTTTGTGCAAGAGGATTAGGTCTTACAGGATTGTCAGTATTACTTTCGATTAACTGTACACCCTCATTAGATTTAAAGACAGATGGTTTTGTAGACACAATACTTGAAGGATTCTCTGGAAGAATACCTGTAGCATAATACTTAACTTCTGTGTAACTATCAACATCTGTTTTTGCTGCATTAGTAGCACTAGATGTAAATCTAAATGTTAGAGTTCCTACAGTGAAGTTTAAAGATTCTGCTGATGCATCATATCCAACAGTATCAATGTCTCCACCCCATATAGCATTTTCATTAGGAGGTGTTCCTGCTGGTAGTATAATCAAACCACTAGCATTACCATACTCATCTGTAGTAATAGATCCATTAAATGCTGATAGAGAGTTTCCTGCAATACCAGTATATCTAAGGTCAGGATTTACCCAACGACTAATATCTCTACCTTCTAAGAAAACATATAATCTTGTATTAGGTTTCATCCTACCAACTTTAAATTTGATAGGTACACTTCTTGCAAAGAATGATAATGATGTAGAAACAATACTATCACCTACAGATTTAGTCTGTAGACCTTTACCTACTTCATTATTTTGTGGACTGATGTTAGAAGAACTTCCAACAGATGCAGTTTGAACTGATGTATTAGCAACTTGTGTATTGACATTGCCTAATGAATTAATAGCAGTAAATGATGATGTAGCACCTACCCAGTTAATAACAAATGAATTATGTAAACTAGAGAAACTTTCTTTTACACTTTCTTTTGCCAAGAATATATTGAATAGATCTGTATTTGTATCTACAACAACTGGTTCTATACTTGAATCATACCACTGATCTATTGATGGAGATACATCACTATCACCAACATACTGAAGTACAACAAATGGGTTTGGATTTACTGTAGATGATGCAAAACTATTTCCTAATAAAGACAATGGAGAATATGGTAGTGTAACCATATGTCCTGTCTTCTTATATCCAGAAACTGCTCTTTGATCTTCTCTTGTATTAACTTCTACTAATCCTACAGAATCTTCTTTAGATTGTGGACGTAGTACAGATTGTTGAGCATCAACAGCACAACGATAATCTAATGATTTAAGATTACCAACTTTATGTGCTTCAAAATTATCAACAACAAAACCAGACTTAAATCTGTCAAGACCTATCTCATCCTTAACTTGCATGTTAAGTGCTTGCTGTTCTAGTATGCTAAGTGTTGTGTAGTATTCTAATCTTTCAATACGTTTCTCTAATTTACCAATGTCACGCATTGTGTAACGTTTATTATCAACTGGAGTTATTCTTACATCTTTACTTGTCTTGGTAAATGCAGGAATATATGCATAGAACAATGGTACTGCATCTTCTATTGGATCTGGTTTAGTTGGGTTAAGAGATGAGTTACCCTCATTAACTACAAAATTACCTTTCTTATCTAAGAAGATACCATCAATACGATCTAAGTATTGAACTTGACTGAATGAGAATGTATATTCTAAATTCTTATCAGGAGCAGGACTACTTGCAACAATAGCACCAGCACCAGAGAATGATCCTTCTGTTCTTTCTAGTGTTGATGTATCAAGGAAACCTGGTATAATAGCAGTGCTATCAACCTTTGGTCTAAAGTCAATTACGTTCTTGAGTTCTGTAATACCAAGAACAGATGAGTCGAATGTTGGAATCTCATCTTCTGAAACTCCTGCCTCATGTAAGTAACTATCAATAGTACAGAAATCTCCTTGTGAATGCTCGAAGTAATCGAAAGAAATAACAAGTTGACCAGTTGTTTCTTCAAAACCTGGTTTTAAAACAATACGTGATACATCATAGATTGTATCTCTTTGTCCATCATCAAATGTATATCTTGATGTTACATCAGTACCAGAAATTATATTACCAGCAGTATCAATCTCAGGAGGTTGTGATGATGTTCCTTCATAAACGTAGTTTAATTTAAAAGCATCTGCATAAGATAAAATTTCTACAACTTCTGTATCATAGTCTGTACCTCTTAATGGCACAACACGATCACCAGCAGATGTAACTGTGATTCTCTTATTTTTTACTACAGTCTTAAGTCTTGGTTTTGCATTAGATACTTCTAGTGTTGCGGTTAACTTAAGTTTAGGGAAAGTACCATTAGATGGTATATTTCCAAAATATGCTGATGATAACTGTAAACTAATACTACCTGATGTTAGTCCACTAGCAGTATCAGTAGCAGATGAAATATCTACAACATCTGTTGGAACATAAATGATATCACCTTTTATTATGTCAGGTGCATCACCAGGATCTAATACAGTAATGATATAATTCTCTTCACTGTATGCAGCAAATCTTTGTGTACCAAATGGTAACTGTGCAGCGAATGTAATTGTACCACCACCTGTAGTTGCAGTAGTTACAAAATCTCTACGGAAGTAATATTTAATTTTAGTATCATCTCCACCAGAAGATATTTGAGATACTTGCTTACTACCAGTAGAAAATAGTAATGTGCCCTTTGCAGCATTGTCTACCTTTGGACGTAATCTTACAATACTAGCATTAGTAACTGCACCAGGCAAAGCTGTGTCTAAGTAAATTCTAGATTTGTATGCTCCTTCTTGTTCTGTTGCATACTGAACAATAGATCTAACAAGATTATTATCATCATCTGAGAATTGTACAAGGTCACCTTGCTGTACAGCAGTTGATGCATCAGCACTGAAACTTGTTGATTCAATAAATGTAGATCCTTGTGAACCAAAAAATGTATAGTCAGTTACAGTCTTAATCTCAGAATACTTTTGACTATCTACGACAACATCAGCAGAGAAATCATTTGCATTTCCAGAACCATAAGCACAACCAATAGACTTAACATTTTGTGGTGTATATGTAGTGACTGTGTTTCTATACAAGATAGGAACAATACTTGCAGCAGCATTAGGAGCAGATGAACCCTCTGGATTTTTTACAGTGATAGCAGGAGGTTGAGCATACTCAATACCTACAGCAGATCTATTAGCAACAGATGCTTTATAAAGTTTACCATCTGTAGTTCTTGAAAGATCTATCTTAGAACTATCAAACTCTAGACCATTAATTAATAGAGTAGCACCATCAGCATATCCTAGTCCTCTATTTTGAATTATGAAATGTGATATTGTATTTTCTTTTGCAATTCTTACAGTTACACCACCCTCATCTCTAATTGTTTCACCAGGTAAGAATCTACCAGATAGAGTCTTCACATATAGTAGTACACCTGTACTATAAACACCAGATGCAGTTCCTTCTACAACACCATAAGCACCACTTGTAATACCAAATACATATTTACCTTCATCAAATGCATTAGTTCCTGTAGGAACAGATTCTAAAACTATCTTAGTAAAGAACTGTGGATCAAAGTAAGAGAATCCAAATGTTGTATTGTATGCATTAGTTCCTGCAGCAAGACGACCTCTAGAAAGAATGATATCTGAGTCTGAGTTAAAACCAGAACCTCTTTGCTTCAAGAAGAAGTTGTTAGGTTTTACTTTACCTATTACAGGAGTGATAGTAGGAGAATAATCTACCACAAATCCAAACTCATCCCCTGAGTTTGTCTGTGCATTTGCTTCTGTTAAGAAAACCTTTCTCTTAAATTCAGTATCAGATAAATCATACTCTAACAATAACTGTTCTAATTCATTTTTAGGACCGAATACTGTGATTTCTAAAAATTGAACAGATGTTGATGGATTGATAAGTGGTTTATTAGTAGTGGCAAAAGATAATGTTTTGAAAGAACCAATTGCTGTTGGTGTGCCAAGATCACTTCTAGTTTTGATGTAGAACAATTCACCAAACTGACTTTGGAAAGTTGCATCTGTTACAGCACCTATAAGAGTTGTAGTGTTTGTTATTTGAAGTGTTATGGTCTTTATACCATCATCGGGAGTAAAGTTAAGACCTCTTCTACTAATTGTTTGTCTATGATCTGTAGATAATTCTGTATTGTTTAATCCAACAGAACCATCATTAAATGTATTGTATAAAAATACGTCAGGATATGCAGTAAGATCAGATCCCTCTTTGTTTAAAGGAACACTACCAAATACATTGGTAACACTAAATGATGGAAGACCCTGAGATTTTAAATTTACATTGTCAGTAGAAAGACTCTCTCTTGCTTTATCAATCTCAAGATACTTAGTCTCTTTATTGACAATCTCATAACCTTTAATATATGCTTTACCAGGACCTATACTTGCAACCATCTTTCTAGAAGACTCAGTTGCATTATATCCATTGTATAAACCAAATTCATCTACAGCATACAAACCTCTGTTACCATCTTTCTGTGCCCATTCTCTAATGTCTACAGAAAAATTATCTACAACATAATCACCTGACTCATCAAATGTTCTACGAGCAAGTGTTTGTTCTAATACACTAAAGTCTGTAGACTCAACCTTTCTTTGGATTACTCCTCTTGATACTGTAAGAAGTTGTATAAAGTTCTTATCAGTAATTGCATTAAGAGCAAACTCTTTTAATATGAGAGATATTTTTAATCTATGTCCACCAGGTGCAGTATAGTTAGATGATCCTATTGCATTATCATATAATGATGGATCTTCTTCTGGAGTAACAATCTCTTCTTTAATTGTAAAACCAACTTTTGCAGATGGTTTATTATAATACTCATCAATAACTAATAGTTCTGATTCACAACGAACAAAATAACCATTGACAAAGTAAATACCTTCTTCTACCTTAACAGCAGAACCAAATCCCATAGCAGGACTTTCTAATGAAGTTACCTCATTTGTATCAGGATTAGTTACTTGAATACTGGTTGGTAGAACACTACCATCTGTACCTACAACGAGTAAAGGTGTATTAACACCATCAACAACTTCTAGAGTCTCACCTTGTCTAAATGTAGTCTCAGTGTTAGACGAACCACTATTGACGTAATTTACAAACAAAGTATCTGCTGTGCTTTCTGTTGCCAGTTTCGTAGAAACTATTCTTCCCTTGACACCAGAAGTTAACCCAAGTAGTTCTTCTCCAACTAATTGGGATATATCATATTTTTTATAAACAATATTATTATTACCATCGTTTACTGCAACTTCTGAAACAGATGATAATTTTACGTAATCTAATTTTGTGTTAAGTCCTACTTCACCAGGAATAACAAGTTCGCCTTGCTTGAAGGCATATTTACCGAAGCTCTCTACTTGGTTTTGAAGAATTGATTGAACCTGTGTTAGTTCTCTACCTTGGATAGAATAGCCAGGTCTGAAAAGAATCTTATAAAAATTCTTTTTCGCATCAAAATCTTCGTAATATGGGCTTACGTTTAGGTTCGTCTTCTGAGGCATCTTACTCCGCCAATAATACTAGTATTCTCGTCATATTATTTAGCGAAGTTTTATAATGCTTAGAATTCAATTACTAACTTGATATCTTCGATCTGGTCAGGTGCACGAGTGATTAGTCTTCTGTTCTCAACATAAATTACCTCACCTGAGTTATTTTCGATCTCAGGAGCAGCAAGTCCAGATGAGAATGTAACGCCTAATAATGTAGAACCATATGCAGTATCTACGTTACCAGATGCAGTAGAAAGTTCTCCAGTGATTGCGTTAGAACCATTAGACTCAAATCCTCTTACTACACCAGAGTCTGTGTGTGCATCGTTTGTTTGGATGTACTTAAGAACTCCAGCAGTTGTAGAACCACTGTCTAATGTCCATGATACAACTGTACCATATGCTGTACCACCAGTTACAGTCTGTGTAATCTTCTCGTCAACAGAGAAGTCTGCAGAAGCACCAGTAATCTTAACTGCTTTTAATCCAGATAATGTATCAGAAGTAGAGAATGTTGTAGTACCCCAGTTAAATGGGTCTTGAATAATTCCAATTCTACGGAAGTCGTTATCTACAGGGAAGTCTCCAGAACCTTCTGAATATGTAAGACGAATGTTAGTCATAACACGCTTACCATTAAGTTCTACTTCTTGATCAGAACCATGTCCACCTTGTGGAGGTAGAACAACTTCGATAGCACCAACAGCAGAAGCACCAGTTGTTACAGCAGATGATAAACCAGCGTTAGAGAATAAGTTACCATTTCCTAATAGTACGTTACCATAAGTGTAACCTGATCCACGTGCTTCAATTTCAGCAGATGTGATTGTACCAGCACCGTTTGTTACAAACTTAACCTTACCACCTGTTCCATCACCAACAATAGCAGTGTATAGAGTCTGTGAAGCAGGAAGACCTGATCCAGCATTCTCAATAAGTGCTACATCAATAGCACCAGAAACTGCAATACCAGCAACTGCGGTTCTACTTACGTTAGCAGGAAGAACGATTGGCATAAAGTCTGATGATAAGAACTTAAGAACATCATCAGTAGGAATAGTGTACATATACTTCCAGATGTATCCTGCACCAGTTGTCTCTGTATAAAGACCAGTTGCAGAATCATAGTTACCACCAGCAGTATATGGTTCTTCGGTTGCGTTCTGTCCTGTAGTGTTGCTAGGGTTCTCTCCGTTATAGAGACACTTAAATACTTCGTAGTATGTGTTCATTACATAGAACTTAGCATCTGAGATGCTTGTAGCACCAGTCGCTGCTTGTTTACCAACTTGACCACCGCCACCTGGTGTAGCAGAGTAGTCTGGTTTGAACATGTCATACTTAGGGTTAGCAACTAGATCCCAGTTGTAACGGCGGATAACTGTTCTTGCAAAAGAATCAGTAATACGTTTGGCAGCAATTAATTCGTCGTATAGAGTAATCTTTTCTCTCTGATTATCTAGAGGAAGTGGTGGAACATCTTCAGTAGCGTAACGATATACACCAGAGACTGCTGTAGCACCTGTGTCAGAACCGCCAGCACCACCTGTTCTACCTTTTAATGCAGATCCAAGAGGAGGAGCAGAGTTAACACCAGAACTTCCAAAAACGTCGGTTAATAATAAAGCGGTGTCATATACTGCTGCAACTGTGGCACGAAAAGCAGTCGATCCATATGTACCCACATAAACTTCATTTCCGACTACGAAAGCCGTTGAGTTCTTGGTATGTATTTCTAAATATGCCTTCCATGGTTGTGGTCTTCCCACAAAGAAATACATTCTTGATCTTTCCGAACTCGTATCGTTGGGTCCTTCGGTTAAAGATTCTAAAAATTGTTTAGCGTTAAAAATTCTAAACTTATCAGAGATAATAGCAGCCATTGTTTTTCCTGTTCCGACGTTATTGTATTAAGTGCCTGAGTTATTTATACGTTTATTTATACGATTGATATAGGTACTATCTCAGATCCAGACGCAATCTGATTATCACCATTATGTCTAGTACAACCAGTGAAGGTATTAGCAGTCTTACCAGTATACTTAATTATACCTGTATATGTACCATTGTTATGTAAAATATACCCTGTTGTTGGGAAGTAAGTTGTATCTTGTACAACAATATTTCCACCAATAGTTCCTACTGTAGAACTAATAGCGACAGGATTTTGTATTGATGGTAATGCAAGATTGAACTTATCTCCTGCCTTTGTGAAGGAGGAGTTTGCTCTATCTACAAAATCACCAAGAGTCAATGATGGATAGTATGTTGATATATCAGCGATTGTTAGGTTAGATACGTCAGCAGTTCCATCATCAAATGCTATGTACTGCCAGTTTCCTATATTAGAACCTACAGTAGTCTTTATATATGAACCGATATATTCGTTAGTTCCAAATAGTTCGTTTCTTACTTCAATGATTGTTCCATCACGTTGAGTAACAGTATAGTTACCAAGAGCATTTTCAATCAAATCAACTTGGTTCTGATTTCTCTGTTGTATAGGATCATTAATGAACGCTGTCTCTTCATATCCATCAACTGCACCGCCAGGTGGAGGTACAATAAGAACTTCAGTTGATTCCTTAGTAATGTCTAAGTCATCAGGAGATGTTACTTGTCTGAATACTTGTCTTTCAAATCCAGAACCGACGAGTCCAATGTTAACCATTCTAACATCGCTTTCAGACTCAACTTCAACAAGACCAGCAGATATAACTGTTACATCTTCAATCTGTCTGAGGTAAGTTCCAGCAACCCAATCTTGTTCAGTTGTTCCTTGATATCCTCTAATGATTTGATAGAATCTATCATTAATCTTCTTCTCATAGTATATAACCTCATCACCAATCATCAATCTACCACTAGGAGCAAACTTAGATGTATCAGCAATGTAAGCAATAACATCACCGATGAGGAAGTCAAGATCCAATAGTGCAGCATTCTCAAAGTAGTTGACATTGCTGATTGCATTATTAGGAATCTCAATCTGCTGAGTCTGTGTGATTACTTTAGAAACAGTAGATATAGAATTGAGAGATACAATATCTTGAACCTCTGCAGAAACAACAGTTGCTTCATAAGTAGGACCTTCAAATACTTGAACTTCACTAGCAGGAGTAGGTCTGTTAGTATTAAGTTCTAGATAATCTCTTTGTGGATCTAATGCTCCACCAATAGAGAATACCTCTATCTCGTCAGGAGTAAATTCTCTTTCGAGAACAATCTCAGCATCACCCGCTACCTGTACTGATAGAGAACTAACACCTGTAATACCTGTAAGACCAGACTCATCAATCTCAGTAACAACTGATAAAGCAGTCATTCCACCAGTTTCCACAAATGGATTGATAGCAACATTGATTAGAGAAACACCAACGTCTCTTTCACTTAAGATATCAAATCTTCTAGTTGTGATAACCTTAGGTGCTTTGGTATATCCAGAACCACCATCAAGTAGATCAACACTAATTACCTGACCCTTACTTACTAATACATTTGCTTTAGCACCACCACCATTACCATCTAATGTCTCAAACTTAAGTACAGGAGGTGTATAATACTGATATGCAGTTGGTTGTGTAATTGGATCATAACTACGCTGGTTCCATGTAAGAGATATTACAGATCCATTCTGAATTTCTGCAACGACAGAAAGACCTTCTCCTCTCGTGATTCCAGTATAAGTCTCAACTGAGACTGAACCAAAGATATCATCAGATGTCTGTTCGTTAGGTCTTCCATCTTTACTTGTAGTTTCAGTAGGGAGAGTTTTAATTTTTCTAAAACCTGTCTCACCTTCTACTTTAATATTGTCTCCATTAGACAAATATACAAATGGTGCAACATATGTTTTACCAACTACTGTTCCAAACCAATCAGAGTTAGGATCTTTTAATATATTTCTACCATCACTATCTTTCTTGAGATTTAAAATCTCATTTGTTATATCTGCATCTGTTAGTACAAAACTATTATTGTAATTTCCTTTTGATGCAAATGTATAATCTAGTCCCGACTCGATATTTGAGTTTTGAGATTTTAATTCAAATACTACAGTGTTTCCAGTTCTAATTGGGTTTGAAAGTTCACCTATTACATTCTTAGTACCATTTGCTCTTGTTTGCCACACATGTATAGGATTACCTATCTTTTCACCCATCCATGTATAACTTAACAAAGTATCCATGTTTTGTTGGGAAGCAACAAATGAGAAAGTTCCTTGACTGAAATAAGTGTCAGGTGCAAAGTCATATATGTTTAATATTTGACCTACGTCTCTACCATAGATGTAACGCATGTCAATCTGCATATCTTTCTTGATAGAATCATGGAATGTGATATTAGGACCTGAAACAGTATACGCCTTTCCATTTACTTGTAGTACACCATCTAAGAATACATACAAACTATCTTCGGATTCAATGCTTTGAACAGTTCCATCTAATACATCAAGAATTAAGAAAGGTCCGTTTCTAACACCATCTACCAATTCAAAATCAATTGTCAATCTCTTGTAATTAGAAACACCAATACCTACAACTTTTTCTACAGCAGTTGGTTCACCAATACTCTTAGCACCTAAGTCTTGATCCCATATAGGAGCAGTATCAAATTTAATTACGTTAGGAATAACAGTTCTATCAATCCAGTAAGCATCTTTTAATGGATAGTTTTCTGTAAACTTAGGTCTTTGTAATACTGAATTGATTGTAAGGAATAAATCTTCATCTTCTTCTGTGTTTACTTCAGTATTATCATCCCAATATAATTCAAAGTCTGTGGTCTCACCATCAATATAATCAGGTAGACTTCTTGTTACAGACTCTTCTTTTACAACATCACTTAAATTTTCATACAGTGAATCCATTGCAGAGATGACAGTAGTGCATTCCTCTACAGGAAGTAAAGGATCACCAAGTATATTGTAATTAGAATATGTTACTGTACCAGTCCAATAACCAGACTTATTTTGATTAACTGGTGTCTTCTCTACAAGTCCACGCCCTTCTGTAATAATAGTCTCAGTAATATCATGGTATGTGTTAAGTGTACTCTCTACTTCTGCACATACAGGACTTAGAGAATCTACAAGAACATTAGGATCTGTGATTGACAACTGATTTCTCATTGCCTGTATACAATTATTTTTAACTTCATTCATTATGAAAATTGTTGACTCCACAGTTCCAGTAATTCCCTTCTGGACTTCACCTAAAGATGATGCATCGTAATACAACTCTTCACCATAAGGATAATCATTTTGTTTATAGTATGCTTGTGCATTCTCTACAATTTTAAAATTACCACCCATCTTAAGATGATAAACATACGCCTGTATCAATGGTCTCATTTGAAGAGGATAATATGGTGCTACACCAGGACCTCCACCCCAACCTAAGTTTGGATACTGTGTTTGAGTTGCATTCAATGCTAATTGAATAATTTCTGTTTCATTCTTCTCTATCAACTCTCCTGCTTTATAGAACATACCATTGTTCAATGCACTCCAACCAAACTTAGCTTGTGTTGTACCTGAGAAAGAAAGAGGTACTGTGACAGTTGCACCAGGTGGCACAGTGAATGTGCTTCCTAATGGAACTTGTGCAGTGCTAGTGCCAATAGTAGTTGTACTACCTGTGCCAGATACAGGAGTGGTACCAGATGGAGCACCACCGCCACCACCAGAGTTTGCAAGTGCAGCATTGTTTAATGTGACCTGTGTATCACTATCAATAGATACAATCTTAGTTCCTGTTGGATATGATTTACCAGAACTTACAAACAAACCAACAGCAAGATTCTTAGTGCTGCTGACAGTCATTGTTTTCTGACCTTGAACATATGCAATGTTTACATCAACAAAGTCCCAGTTCCTAATTGCAAGTTTTGCTAATCTAGTTGCATACTCAAATATATCATTAGATTGTGTCTTATAATTCCTAATGTAAAGATAAGCACTACCCGAACTAAAGATTGATGCATAATCAATTGTCTTGATATTTCCACCAAATCTAATATCATGTTGATAAGCATCTAAGATTGCTCTGATGTTTGCCTCATAATCATCTTGTTTGGTACTCCAGTCTAATGATGGGTGAGTTGCTTTACCATATCCAATAGTCTCATCAATAATAAACTGTACATTTCTTTCAATTTGATTTGCAGAATCTATCCATGTACCACCACGTTGGAATATATTTCTTAATTTTTTAAAGTATTTTGTATTGTATTGTTCATCTTTAAATTTAAAGACCTTACCATAGAATGTAACGCCAACAAGAGGTGGTTGTGAGAATGTAATATTTCCAGAATTTATAGTATATGCAATGCCAGGTTCTTGTATAACTCCATCAAGAGTCACAATCATATTTTTTAACTTATTATCTGCTAAGTTAAATGCCACACCATCTTTCTTAGTTGTAAATGCAGTAGTTCCTTGTAATCTACCATCATTATCAAATGCTCCATCAAATACTGCACCTAATGTAAACTCAAATGCCTCTGCTTCGTTAAAATTAAACTCACTTGTTGCAGCAGTACCAAATCCTTTACGTATTCTTTGGTTCTCAACTTTCTGTACAGTCTGTGTAACAATTCTACTTGAGTTCTCAACTGTAATCTTATTCTTCTCAGGATCCCAAAGTTGTACAACGGTGAAGTGTGTTGCATCAGGTGTACGATCTTTAGGCAACTCAACTAATGAACCTTGATCTCTTGTTGCAAAATTAGCAGTTGCTTCAATATCAACTTGACCAAATAATTTGAAACCAGCAGGGTGTGTAGTTGCTTTGATAAGATCACGCCATTGCTCAATAGATGTTCCTGACTTAATAACATAAGAATAATCTTGATAGAATAAACTGTCTATTATCTTTTGATTTTGTACACCTAGTTTTCCTTTGTCTGATTGATAGAAACCTAAGTTATCATAAAAACTAGAAATCTCTTCACTAAATGTAGTTACAAATATAGATTGTACTATACCAGATACTGGCATAATTGTAGATTCTATAGAAACATCTTCACGAACTATACCAGTAGAATTTTCTACCTTAAGTAAATTAGATCCAAATCTCCAATCTACAACTGTTGCTCTGAATACTTCTACACCATTAATTTTTTGAACTACTTGTTCACCAATTCTAAAGTTGCCATTATAATTTTTCAATGCAAGAACATAGTTAGATCGGAATGTAGATGACACAGTTTCATCTAAATGGAATGCTCCACCGTTAGATGTTATTCTTACACTCTGTGGTACACCTATAGATGTACTCTCAACAAATGCTTCTACCTCACCTTCTACAATAAGAATCTCAGGTGCATATGTATAACCTCTGCCTGGTTTTTCTACAGTAATAGATGTGACTTTACCTTCTCTTACAAGAACATTGAATTTTACATCTGATCCATCAGACTTAGTTATTACAATTTTAGGATTTACATAGTTAGATCCTTCATTTGTAATGTCAACTCCTGTAATAGTTTGTGATGCTGCATCAAATGTTACAGTTGCTGCTGCTCTGTAAGACTCTGCAGGATCAACACCAGTGATAACTGGAACTTTCTTATAGTTTAATCCTAAATTTATAATTCCGACTGTATTAATCTTACCGATAGCGAACTGACCATTAGTAGTATAAGAAATGGATCCAGAACCATCCCAAAGAGGAGTACTGGTAACATCATAAACAAAACGATTTGGTGTAACATAATTGATAGTCTTAGTTCCTTGTAGAGGATCAGTTACAAGTTTAAAGTATGATCCTCCAGAGTTTACTACATTCTTATTATCAAAGTAATAGAAGTTTGTAAAATCTGTTCCAGTTTTTGTTTGATATGTATTAGTAGTAAGTCTAGAACCAAATCCAAACTTAACATCTGTAAATGCACCAGCATTACCAGGTAATATAGTTGATTCAATTTTCTCTACTGTAATTAAATTGTAATTACTACTTGGACTAATATCAAAGTAAGTCCCAGTGAGACTAGAATGAGACGTATCAAACTTATACTTGTAAAATTCTTGTAGATCTATGTTAGGGTTAGGTACAAATGTACTATTATCTTCTGAGAATTCAAATTTGTATACTACATCTTCAGCAGATCTAACAGCAACCAATCTTTGTGGTGTGCTAGTATCAAAGAAACTAGAACTCAATACAACTTTATTTGCATTAGTGTTTAATGTTGCATAATCATATACAACAACTATCTTATGTGTTATAGGATCATAGGATTGTATGTAACCTGATAGTGAACCACTAAAGATCTGGTAATTATTTGTAAAGTTATATTGAGCATTGTAAAGAGATACTTCCTGTCCATCAAAATGATCTACATCTGTAGTTCCCTCTTGTCCTCTAGTTACAGAAAGATCGTTTCCATTAATACCAGCAATCTTTAAAACTTCTTGACCTATTTGTATAAAGTCATCTGTTGCAAATCCTTGTGCGTTATCTACAGTAACTTTTGTTGCACCAACAGCAACACCTACATGACCAACATAGATTGTAAACCTTGATGTTGATTGTGATGCACCAGATCTTACTAGATCCTCATCTGCAACTCCAAGATAATCTCCTCTTGCATATCCTACACCAGCATCTTGTATCTGTATACCAGAAACTACCCCTGCAGAAGATACAGTAAAGGTAGCAGTTGCTCCAGATCCCGATCCACCAGTAAGAGCAATGCTAGTGTAAGTGCCAGCTGTGTAATCAGCACCACCATTAAGGATTTCATATCTTCCTATTCCTGTAAAATTAATATTGGTCTTTGCATTAGGAGGTATTAGAACTGCCTCTTGATATAATCTCTTTCTAATGTAGTATGTTTTTGTTTTAGTTGCATCATCAGGGTTGATGTCAATAGTTACATTGTCTCCAATTCCCAATCCATGATTGGATGTGGTTTCTATTAGTGCTACACTTTGATTTACTTCAAATGGTTCTAATCCATCACTCAATGATGTGAGTGTTACTATTCTAGTTCCAGATGTATTGAACAAATCATTAGACTGTATGAAATATGTGTTATCAGTAGTCCATGTACCTGTCAAAACCTTGATCTGGACTACGTTTTGGGCAGACGTTCCTTCTAATACTTCGGCAGTAGCAATAGGAGCATTTACACCATCAGTCAAACTTAATATTGCACCTTTAGTGTAAGAACTTCTTTGATCTAATAAAATATCAAATGTCTTAATAGCAGCAGAGAATGTACCAGTATTATTGAATGTACCAGTTACATTTTTCAATACAATTGTACTATCATTCTTAACTGTTCCAACAATAGTTCCAGATGCACCAGACGTCGGTTGTGATAACGTATCATCTGCAAATAAGTATGCACTTTGAATGATTGTTAGTTTAACAACCTTGTTTTCTTTTGATTGTAAGTAAGATACATCTTTACCTTTTACAGAACTAACGATTGCTTCTGCTTCTGAACCTTGTGTTCCTGTATTGTCAAAATATAACTGCGAGTTGATAGAGAAGTTAGCAGATGTATCTAATACACTAACACTCTCAACATTACCTTGTTTTACTTCTTCTATTTGTGCAATAAAACCATCACCATTACGTGGCATTCCTGCTTGGTAAAAACGTCTTGCTTTTTTAGGAATGTCGTTCTGGTTAATATCAGAATTGTAATTACTATCTACAGGAAGAGAATAAAAATTCTCTCCTATAATGTATGGATACTGCGGTACTTGATTGCTATCAATAGTAATGAAATAAGCATAAGTTCCTTGCGGAAATTCTGGGGTGGTGCAAAATCTTCCATTGTTTTCATCTAGTGTGCCACTTTTGTGGGTATAGGTATAGTCATTGACAAAAGTTCCGATAGGATAGGTTGTCAAGTCAGGTCCTTCAGAACGATTTCCATTAATAGAATAACTAGATGTCATTCTAGTAATAGATGACGTAGAATCTAAAGGATCTTGATAACCAAACGCACCATAGATTGGATTACCATCATAAGCAAAACCAATAATAGGTGAGTGTGATTTAGATGCTGGTTCTGTTCCAGCACTGTTTAGGTTATCACTAAGAGAAACACGAAGTGCTTTCGGGTTTGCAGCATAACCATAACCATACTCCAATACGTTATTGCTGTTTCCAAATACATAACCATTCTCTGTGTCTAATTTAGTTTCTAATTTTTTATATCTATTAAAATTCCATTCTTTAAGAAGAGGTATACCAGTTGCACCACTGCCCACTGGAACTATTTCAACTATTACAGTATTTTGATTATAGAAGTTACCCTCTGCAATCTTATTAAATCCAGTAATCTGTCCATCAGTATTAACAACTGCTTCAAACTCAGCAAACCTACCTCTACCAGCATTATCTCTAATTACAACTTGTGGAGGTGAAGAATAGAACTCACCAGCATTATCAAGTATAAGACTTGTGACCTTACCACCAGTTACTACAGCACGAACAGCAGCATTTCTACCAGATGTAATTAATACGTCTGGAGTTCTAGGAAATACATCAGTAGTATCCACACTTATGCTTTCTACAACTTGTCCTGCTAATATTGCTCTTGCTTTATTAGGTACTTGATCAATCAATACAAATGGTGGTCTTACATATCCAGTTCCACGAAGATCAACCTTGATTTGTTCTAACTTACCATATCTAATACTTTCTGCATCTTTATAACCATAAAAAGGAACACCATTTAATCCAATACCAATATCTCTCTTAGGTGTAGGATATGTTTCTGTAGTTCTAGTTGCTTGTTTTCTAATAATACGAAGAAGTTTCTGATCCAATACTGTTTGTGTCACAGTAGAACCATCTAAAATTTTATGTGATGGGAAACTAGAACTAGCAATATAATAATACTGATCATCTGCAAGTATAGCAGATACATTTGTTGGTACTTGATCTAATGATGTAGCAACTGCAGATAATGTAGGAACATTAACTGCTGCACCAGTTCCTAATATCCATCTAGTCTGATTTGTTCCTACGTTTACAATCTTAGAATCAGAAGTCTCAAAACCAGGATTAGATACTTGTATCTTATCTCCTACAAAAGAGTATGGTTGTGGATCTGATGGTTGTAAATTATAAACAATACCCATCGTCAACAACGTGACACCAGATCCTGCTATTGTAACAGGTTTGTATACTGGTGTACCAACATCGTGCTGCACAGCAGTCTGTGCTAATCTATTGTCAATAATAAATTGACCTACAGTCTTTTCACTAAATGTAATTGTCTCATCACCAATCAATACTGATCCTGTATTATCCCAACCAGTAGTAGAGAATACATCAATCCTATCTCCTTTAGACTTAGTGCCTATTAGCACTTTCTCAAGTTGAGTCTTAGTTGAGACACCAAATGTACCATTAACTGTCTCTGGTGCTAAAACTATATTATAGATTACCTCATCATCTCTAGTTCCATCTGCATATACATTGTCTACAACAGCATCTGCATAGTCATACTCTTCTGTATCAGATTGAACTATTTTCTTTCCTACTAAACTTTTTACATCACCAGATATAACTTTACACTTAAGTGCATATACGTTTATCCAATCTGCATTAGATGCTTTATATGTAAAATCTCTTGGTTTGTATACCTCAGGTTTTACAATTTTTCTTGGTCTTGTATTAGCAACCAACTCCATGTAACCTTCATCACCATCAAGACCTGACATGTAACGATGATAAGCACAATAATAGTAAATCTTATTAGACTCATCAACATTCATCATGAATTCTGGTTGGAATTCATTATCGTAGTTTGTCTTGACACCAAGAACAGGTTTGCTGTTGTAATATTGTTGACCACCAAGTAATGTACCTTCTCTAGTGGTACTAAACTTCATAGGATGACCATCTGGATGGATAGGCATCGGTAAGTTAGAAGGGTCAGATTGATTCCATATAATTTGCCAGTTTTGGAAGATCCTTATTCCTTCTGGTGCAAAATAATATTTGCCATATTCAAAATCTCCAAATAACTGTGGCAATTTACCAAAGTTGATGTAGAAAATACCATTAGGGAATGTATATACTGTACTAGCAGTAAATGTTGATCCTGTAGTGCCAGTAACACTATCTCCAAGAGAGAAGGTGCTGGATACTTGTCTTAAATATACTCTTGTAATTACGTTCTGATCATTTCTAACAATCTTAGCAATCTCTCCACTAGCAGTAGTGGTTTTGATTCTATCACCAACTAAAAATTGACCATTTGGACTTGTAACATCTATGGCAATATTATCAAACTCAGATTTTATAAACCACTCAAACTGTGCTAAGTTAGTACGATCAAGAGGATCAAAGTCCTTATCAATAATACTATTGAAAACAAACTTAATAGAACTATCAGTTCCTTTCGCTTTATAGAAATTCTGTATGTTCTTTATTAAGGTTCTTTTATCAACACTACCTCTAAGATATTTCTCAGGGAATGAACCTAGATATTGTTTCTCAAAATTCTTTACTAATGCATAAAGAAAAAGATTACTAATATTGTAAACTGTTTGACCAGCAGCATGTGCTGTAGCAGTTGTACTTACAAAATTACTTTTACTGTATAGATCACCAATTTTTGTATTACCACTAACACCTCTAGAACATCCACTTAAGGTTGTATCAGTTCTAGTTGCGTAAAATATTATCTCATCATCTATTCTAATATATCCGTCTTTTTCTGGAAAACTTCTTGCATCTTGTAGTACAATTGTGTCGCTACTATTAGTGATACTAACATCCAAAGTATCGTGTTGTCTAAGTAAGTTCTTTTCATAGTAATCAATGTCTGCATATTTTTGAATATTATTAATAATGTCTAGAGTACCACCCTGTACCTCCTGTGCTTCATAATACTTCGTTACAAACTTACTAAAAAGTTCGTATTCTGTACTAATGAACTCAGGAAGCTGTGTCTCTATCAGAGTAGATATTCTCTTTGTTTTTACAGCAACCATTTACTTACTCTTTATATGCAGTGAAGGATGAATTAGGAACGTCAACGTCAAGGTATACCTCACGCATTGCCTTAATGTCGTTTGATAGTGGTTTTACTCTTAGTGAAATACGATTATCAAAGAAACTACCTTTAATAATTGTCAAAGCATACATCTTCAACTCACCTTTTACATAATCTATGTCGCCAATATCACTGTCTAGAACAACTTTCTCACCAGTTACGCTATCTAGTCTATATAGGACAATTTTCTTATTTCTATCTTCAACATAGACATCAAAATTAGGATATTCTGTTACTCTAAAACCAGTAGATGATAAGACTGGATCGTCACAGTCTTCATCAAAGGCATTCTGGAAACATACCTCATAATAGAAGGTAGAATTTAACTGAGGATAGAAGTCTTTTCTCATCATGAGACTAGTGAGATTAGAATTGATACTAACATCAGCATCATCTATAACACCCACAAACTTACTATACCTAAACTTACCATTAAATTTCTCAGTATCACTTTCATTAATATAACCTTGTATAGAAGTGATTACGCTATCTCTAATATTAGAAGGAGTCTGATCTGTCATACCTCCGTTATAATAGATCTTACTTGTCATTTCAACAAATAGAATAGAAGGATCTACTATCTGTGGTTCTACAGATGCAACAACATATTTTTTAAGATCAGCAATGATCTGTGATTTAGTCAACGATGTAAGGTAACTAGCATCAGTTGGTTTCAATACAATGAATACTTTTCCATATTCTGGTGGTTCTTGATCCTCTCCACCAAATATGATAATATCACTTGTTGCTGGATATACTTTTCTTACAATTGTTTCGTAGTCGTTAGCGGTCACTGCACGGTCTTGTGTGCCATATGCTTTTGGAGCAGTGTATTTTATCTTAGCAGTTGTTTCTATCTCTTCACCGCCCGATGCAGCAACGCTTGATACAATTGTTGTTGTAAACGCATTAGGAGAAACTCCAAATTCGTTTTCTATCACACCAGAAAATACAAATGCCTTAACACCATTACTTACAGGACCTGATGTTGTTACATATGATACATCAATACGTGCATTGTTCTCTAGTTTCTTACCTAGAACACCATCACCCATTAAAATTTCATACCTACCGTCCTCAATTTCATCTAAGAAGAAGACTTTTGATGCACCATCAACTCCTAATATGTTATCAGCAAGTAAATATGGTTCATTAAAAGATCCACCAGTAGGATATACAGTGACTGAGACTGTATTAGTATCAATGTTAGGGTTATCTAATATAAATCTTTGACTCTTAGATGCAGTGTTTATTACAAATTCGTTTGTTAATAGTGTTCCTTCTCTAATTGGTACGTTACTAAATGTTGCAACACCATTTATTACTTGTGCCTTTACATCACTTGTAACAATATAATTGTAAATGACATTATCATAGTTACTAATAAATCCTGTTCCTTGTTTTAAATTTAATTCTTTATCAGTTGTTGCATTAGTATAGGTAACAGTAAATGAAATATATGCTGTAGGAGATGTTGCACTCTTTGGTCTATATCCTAATTGCTTTGCTAGTGCTACTACGTTGTCTCTTAGCGTTGCTGAATCAAGGAACAGTTCATTGACTACCATGTTCGTATTGAACGCTGTATAGTAGGTATTATAAGCAAGAGTGTCTATCAGAGTTGCTAGTGCAGACCCTTCAAAATCATAATCAGTAAAATCATTCTGACTCCTCAAATATTCTTTGAGTTGAGTTTTGATATTATCAAAATCTAAATTGGCAACCTGAGTATAAGGCATTATCGTGTACGCTCTAGAAATATATCTATCCCAACTGCTCTGTCTTCTCTACCTAAGATCATATACTCTAATTGCACTTCATATCCATTCTCGTCAGTTCGTGGATAGCAGTTAAGTCCTTGAATTGATATTCTAGGTTCGTACCTATTGAGAGTTTCTTTAATTTCTTTTTTAATTAATCCAGCAGTACCATAATCTAATGGTTCAAACAATAGATCCTGTAGACCACTTCCTATTTCTGGTTGGAATGGTCTTTCACCTCTTCTAGTAAGTAATAATCCTTTTATTGATTGTGCAACAGCAGCCTTATCCTTCACTGTTACCAAATCGTTAGTAACAGGATGTTTTTTGAATGTAATACTCAAATCTTTGAAGGTTGAGACTTCTGGCATTTAAAGACAGCATGGGCTGCTTTTATTTATCCATCTTTTCTGAACTTAGTGCACTCGTCAAGGAATTCCTTCTTTCTCTTCATCTCAAACAATTCTCTTTCGTCATTCTTTTCAATTTTGTCTATCCATTCTTGTGCATCGTACTCAGAGATGAGTTTCTTCCCACTTTTTATAAATTCCTCAGATTTGTCTACTTTAATTACCATTTGTTTTCTCCTTTGGTGTTTCCCAGAAATAATCATCGGTATCTCCTAACCGTCCCCACTCAGTCCCATTCTCGACTTGATACTCTATGGTAGAAACCTTAAAGTCTGGTGTCTTCGGTTCTTGAGGGGTGATAGAGAGGTCATACAAACGCATTCTATTATTAGGATACAATGCATACTGTCCATTCTCTAGTTGGATACAATTATGACTCTTATGCTCTTGTGGCACTTCACTTACATTATTATCTATCACATCAGGGTTCGCATGGTAGTTATCAAGAGTAAAGATATACTGACCTTTCATCAGACCATGGTCTCTTGTCCGTATCTCCGCATCCATAGAAGATACGAAACCTTTATTGATTGCCATCACACCATAGTCCATACAATTCCAAAATTGCAGATTCTCTAGACTCATATCGGGCGTCGGCGTTTTCGGTGCTCGGAGAAAGGCACTTATAGGAAGTTTATCATACATCGCACCATACTCAGGTAAGTAAGTCTCAAAATAAAAAGCACGACCAGGTATACTCTTACAAGCAACCCAGACGCCCTCGACAAACTCACCAAATCCACTTTGATGGTCAGTTAAATATTCTTTTCGTACCCACACCTTCTCAGAAGGCAAATTACAAATCAAATTCATTTGTGATGAAATACCTCAACGTATGCTTGACATTTTGGACAAGTGAAGTTAGACCAAAAGTCATACTCAGACTCATCGCCATCATTCAACTCTTCCATGGAGTTATCCCCACCCCAAATCAACTCAGTATTACAGTGCCAACACTTCATCGTATTATCGGCATGGAGTAAAGGTCTGCTGGTGCTATCTTCGGTCTATCTGTATAAGCGTCGATAAGTTCTTCAATACTACTGCTCATCGCTCTATAACCAGTGCCAACATACACCTGTCCTGCAACTACAGCAATTGTAGCAACACCCCAGAATGTGTAATATGCAGATGACTTGAATTGATTCTTCGCTTTAGTAATATAGTTCTTCTCAGTCACTTTCCTTGTCCTCTATATCTCTTCCTTGCTTTATTTCTACTAGTCGCAGAATACTTTGTATGTGATCCTGTACCCTGTCTTGTTTTCTTTGGTGTTGCTTCTATAGTCTGAGATACACCAAAACCACCTTTTGCTTTCGCCATTAAATATTCTGTCCTCCAGAAGTTCCTATCTGTATTGTACTACTTAACCATGGTCCTGTCAAGGGTCTAGGTGTACTAATTCCATCCAGTGTTGCATTATCACCTTGAACAGCGGGTAGTCTCCCATTAATCATAACTGTCGTATTGACAGCAGGAGTAATAATCCGTTGACCTGTGCTAGTACACTGTGGTATACCTCTCCTAATGCCTGGCACTATACTTGGTAAACTTGTTGCATCATATATCGGTACAGGTCTCTGACCAACCTTCACATTCGGTGACATGAACGGAGTACCATCTAATGTCTGTGCAGGATAATCACAGAACGGTCCTACCGACTCTGTATCTATTGTCTCCTTTTTAATTAGAAATGCCATTACTTCTCCTGACAGTTACAAATATTTAGAAGTGGTTCCATCTTCTCATATACCACTCGTACTTTCTCTTCAGATTTCCGAGACTTCCATAACTGCAGTACAATGACTTCAAGTTCTTCTTTAGTTACATCAATAAGCATTTTCAGATCCACCGATTTTACTTAACATTCTAGTACAAAATTCATACATCTGTTGATGTACCGATATATCAGATGATGCATATAAAGGTGTGTCAATATACTTTGAATCCTTCAGAGGATTGTCATCAAACCATTCATCATAAGGTAATTTGTCTGGTGCTTTGATACTCATATGTTTTCTAATAGTACTTCATCAATATACTGAGGATGTTCTTTCAGAAAAGGAACGTCTTCCTTAGCATGTTGAATTGCATCAAATGTACTCTCTGCATATTCGCAGATTTCAAAGTGATGTCTTTGTTGGTCATGATAACCTACTGTGTAATGTGACATTATACTGCCCTCGCTACTTTTGTGAGATCTTCTTTGAGACCTTCGATATTATTGTGAAGATAGTCGAGTGTCTGAGCGACAGTCTCATAATCCTCACCCGTTGGTCGCTTGTACATCAATGACGGGTTCGCCAGTCTCTCCAAAGTCTTCTCTAGGGTGTTTAACTTCTCGGACTGCCATAGGAGTGTCTCCTCCAATTCGTTCAATTTCTTTGATAACTCTTCCATTGTTTGGATCACCTCCATTATATGATTCAGATGCCCTCTTCTCGAACTGATCACAGAAAGTATCGAAGTCATTCAGCATGTCTTCGTAATCTAGTCCGTCATCTTCAAAGAATTGGTGTGCGACTTTTTTCATGTTTTTTTACCAGGAAAATTTTTTGGGTTTTTTTGGTTTTGGTTTTTCATTTTCCTTTTAATATTTATTTCTCGGTCAAGTGGATACTTTTGTAGGTTAGCGTTTTCTAATTTTGCTTGGCACCGAACCCCCCATCAAAAAACCCCCAACATACAGTCAGGGGCGGGGTCGCTGTCTGGGCGATCAGAAGTTATACTGTCTGTCGCCTAGTGCTGCTGGTCTCTCACCATACTCACCCTCATGTGTTTGGAAGTTATCGCAAATGGTCTCTGCGTATCCGAAGCACTCACTCATGCTAAGACTTAACTCGGTTGCTTCCCAAGTGTCTGTTACAACCTCTGTTGCCATTGGTTTGCCGAACTTGTTAT